CTTGTCGTGGGCTGGCGAGTCTAAGGCGGCGAACCTGGCACGCGAGGCCCAGGCGCTTATCGCGGCTATTACGCCAAAGTTTCAGTTGCGAGACTTCGATTCCCAGGATCGGGACTACCTCAGATACGTTCAGCAGTATAACGGGTGGGTTTATGCCTGTGCCTCAAAGAACGCGTCCAGTGTGGCACAGATACCTCTGCGATTGTATTCTGCACCAACAGCAGCGAGGCAGATGCGTGATAAGGTCGCCTGGCGAGCGATAGATAGGCGGCACAAACAGTATCTGATGACCAAGTCGCACCTGGGGCCGCTGCTCAATAACGCGGCGGACGTGGTGGAGATTATTGACCACCCGTTCCTGAACCTCATTAGAGAGGTCAACCCACAGTATAACGGCTTTGAGTTGGTCGAGCTTATGGAATTGTCCCTGGAGCTTACCGGCAACGCTTACTGGTATATCATCCTGCAAAACGGCGTCCCGTCCGAGATATGGCCCTTGCAGAGCCAGTGGGTTAATATCAAGCGGGATTTATTAAAGGGGATCAAGGCCTACGCTTACGGAAAAGAGGAAGCTGACATACAACAGCTTGAGCCTGACCTTGTGGCCCATTTTCGATTCCCCAACCCTAAAGACTACTTTTACGGACTCGGACCGCTTGAGGCGGCACAGTTGCCGGTTACGCTGAATAATAAGTTTGATATATTTGAGAACTCCATACTGGACAATAACGCGGTAATGCCGTTTGTTTTTAGCACGCCGCAAAACCTCAATCAGGCGGCTATCGAGCGGTTGCGTGAGGACGTCAATACGGTTCACCGCGGATTCAAGAAGGCGGGCAAGTTCGGACTGTTCACCGGCGGCCTGGAACCTAAGAGCATGGCGGCAAACCCGAAGGACATCAACTACACTGACGGACATCGAATTACCAAAGAGAAGATCGCCGCCATATTCGGTGTTCCGCTTTCCCTGCTGACTACCGAGGACGTAAACAAGAGCAACGCCGTTGAGGGAAATGTGGCGTATATGCGGCACACTATTAACCCTCGGCTCAAGCGAATTGAACAGACAATCAACCAGGACATTATGCCGTTTTATGACGACCGCATATTTGTGGCGTTTGATAATCCTGTCCCAGAGGACAAAGAGTTCATGTTAACCGAGGCGGACACCCGCCTGAATAATTACAGTATGACAATTAATGAGTATCGAGAGCGAATGGGCGAGGACGAGGTTGAGTGGGGCGGGGAACCGCTGGTGACGGGCCAGGTCCACCCACTGAGCGAGACCCCTGAACCGATGGTTCCGCCGGTGGTCGAAGAACCCGAAGTCGAAGAACCCGAAGACGCCGAGGAGCGGCACGTTCACTCACATGAGTATAAAATTGCGAATCCGATAGTACACGCCGCGGTCGAGGCCGATCTGAAACGGTGGCTTCGTGTACAATCGACGGCCATTATTAAAGCGACTGAGGATATTGTCCTGACCGATCCTAACGTAATCGACGTGTTTGTGCCGTGGTCTGATATTAAGCGCGACGGCGTGGAGACTGTCGGTGCGGGGCTTCACAGGCAGTTTAACGACGGGGCGGTCGAAGGTGCCAAACGATTACGGCGTTCTGGGATTGAATCGGAATGGAACGTCAGGAACGACCAGGCTATTAATTACGCCAGTCAGTTCGCGGCAGAGCGTGTGACATTGATAACCGACGAGACCCGCCAGGCACTTAAGAAGCTGGTCGCTGACAGTATCCGGGACGGCGAGACAACCGACATTCTTAAGAAGCGGATATTACATATGGGCGTGGGGCTGAACCAGCGGCAGATTAACGCCCAGGCGACATTACGTAAGAAGTTGGAAGGCTCGCCGGTCAATGTTATCGAGGGCCACATTACCACCTTGAGAAATAAACAAATAAACTATCGGGCCGAGATGATCGCCCGAACAGAAATGAGTAAGGCGTGGGCACAGGGGAATATGGCAAGCTACCGGGAGTCGGGCCTGGAGGAGAAGGAGTTCTCCGCCTTCGACGATGCCTGCCCAATCTGCGGTCCGATTGACGGTAAGATATTCAAAATGCAGGACCACTCCGTTGATATTCCTGTCCACCCGAACTGCCGGTGCGATTGGCTACCAGCAATAAATTTCTGAACAAGGACACAAGATATGGAACAATACAGCGAGATTAAACACCTGTCGTTTGCTAATGCCTGTAACAAATTTACGGTCCAGAATGGCGAGCGAGAGTTTGTGGCGACTATTACCACCGACCAGGTGGACCGAGACGGAGATCGAGTTGACCCAGCAGGTATTGACCTGGCGAATTTCAAAACTAATCCTGTTATTTTATTCAACCACGACCGATTTGAGCTTCCTATCGGTAAGGCCTCCTGGATCAAACGGTTCAGTGGCGACGAGGGTAATGGTATCGTGGCTAAGGGGGTAATTTCCGAGAAGACCGAAAAGGCAAACGACGTCTTCAACCTGATGCAGGAGGGGATTTTATCTAAGGTCTCCATCGGGTTCGGGGTCAAGCAGATGCGCGAACCGACCGAGGACGAGACGAAATCCTCCCCGGATTTACGGCGGGTGATAACGAAAAGTGAACTGTTTGAGTTCTCGGTGGTCGGGCTGCCGTCGAATACGGGTGCGAACATCGAGGCGGTATCGAAGGTTCCCGCGTGGTTGCGGGGTACCGTGCTGGAGGACGAGGATTTGATCGACCCCGCGGTAGACCTGGCGGACATGGCGGTGCCTGTCAAGCTATATGACCCTGTGGCCCTGGAGACGCTGGTTCAGTTGACCGACGCACCCATGTCTCGTGAGGAAATCGCTGCCCAGGCTACCAAGGACGGAATCGAACTATATGAGGTGAGAGTATTAGGGCGTGTAACCTGATGGCGCTGCTGGAATTGTCGTTGACAACCGGGATTCTTCGTGATGCCCTGGCCCAACGGTTACGACAGGCCAGGCAATCAGATTGGTAAATATTAATTTTAATGAAAATGAAAAGGAATTGTCTGATGGATAAAACAGAAATCAGAGTGATTGCCGAGGGTGGTTGGTCCTATGCCGGGAAAAACCACGAATGCGGCAAACGGTTCCACATCGACAACGACCAGGTTGCTAACCTCCAGAAGTATCTGGACGATCAGGTGATTGAGGTAGTCGTGCCGACTCGTGTAGTTGACGAGCAGGACCGCACCAAGATCATAACGCAAACGGTCGATCAGGTCATGACGAAGCTCGGAAAGGCGGACAAATCCGCTGGTATCCGTGTGACCGACCTGTACGATGCGGACCCCGAATACGTCGATAAAGGCGGATTCTCTAGTTTTAGCGACTACGCTAAACAGATTTATTTGAAGGACGCGAAGGGCAACGTAACCGATACCATGAAAAAATGGTTATCGGCAGATAAGGCCGCGACGTCAATGGGCGAAGCGATTGACAGCGAGGGCGGCGTACTGGCTCCCGCGGCTTTCAGTCGTCAGCTACTTACCACGCCTGTCGAACAGGCGATTGTTCGGCCTCGCGCTCAGTTTGTCCCAGTCGAGACAAACAGCGTCGAAATCCCTGCTATTGACGCGTCCAGTCACGCGAGCAATCTGTACGGCGGCGTCTTGGCTTATTGGGTCGATGAGGGTACAGCGGGTACCGCCTCTAAGCCGACATTCGGCAAAATAACCCTCAAGCTGAACAAGATGCTGGTCCTGGCTTATGTGACCTCTGAGTTGCTTGAGGACAGCGTTATCTCACTGGAAACGCTATTACCGACCCTCATGGGAAATGCGATTGCATACCAGGAGGACGACAAGTTCCTGAACGGCAACGGCGCCGGGGTTCCACTAGGAATCTACAACTCTCCTGCTAAAGTGACCGTCGCTAAGGAATCCGGGCAGGCTGCGACAACTATCGTGACCAACAACATCACGAAGATGTACAGCAGAATGCACCCGGCATCTATAAATAGCAGCGTCTGGGTATGCCATAACGACACCTTCCCCGAACTGGCGAACCTTACGATTGCTGTCGGTTCTGGCGGTAGCGTAGTTGGCGTCCTGCGAGAGCAAGTTTTGCAAGGCGTGCCAGTATTTACGTTATTGGGTCGCCCGGTAATCTTCACTGAGAAGGCCGCGACGCTTGGTAGCGAGAACGACATCGCCCTGGTCGATTTTGGTCAGTACCTGATCGGCGGCAAGAGCGGCGGCAATGTGGTCAATACGTCGATTCACCTGAAGTTCGATCAGGACGAGACGGCGTTTAAGATTCGGCTTAGAACCGATGGGCAGTGCTGGTGGAAATCTGCTTTAACCCCGAAGAATGGTAGCAATACAGTCAGTCCGATTGTAACTGTTGCTGTTCGTTCGTAAGAAAGGCGGTAATAACAATGAGAGTTACTAATGAAAACGTGATTATTGTAGAAGGCATTGAGCCGCTTAACATTACGGGTTCCGCTAAAGATGGCAACTATGCCTCTTTGAAGCACGCAGGCCATGTTACCATCGTCATTCAAACTGGCGCTTGGGCCGGTGGCACGAGTGCCGTCACTTTGAATCAGGCGACGGCAGTTGCTGGAACCAGCGAGAAGGCGTTGGCTTTCTCGTATATGTGGACGAATGACGGTGCGGCAGGCGCAACGGCCTTGACCAAAACGGCTGTCACGTCTAACACGTTCAACCTGGATACGGCGAACTCGATGTATGTAATCGAGATTGATACTGACACTTTAGATGTGGACAGCGGTTTCGACTGCGTTCAGTTGGCACTGGCGACTCCCGGTTCCAACAATGATTTTGTGTCGGCGTCTTATGTTCTTAGCCAGGCTCGTTTCATGAATCCGTCAGACGAACTGACTGATTAGGGTTGAAAATTGCTTATAAAGTTTACAAAACAGCATGAGCAATACAAAGTCGGGGCGATTGTAGATGTAGAGATTGATTTTGCGAGGCGGCTACTAGAGCTTGGTTTCGCGTCGTTTATCCCTACCCTACAATCGCTGCCCGACGTTAAAAGTTACGACGACTACGAGGACAAAGCATTGCACCAGGCAGGAGAAATAAAGAACGTTAAAAAACGAACACCGGCACCACCCAGAAGGAGATCGTCGGTACAAACTAAAAAATAGAAGGTCTTACTATGGCAATATCAGCGACATCATTAAACCCGGACGGCTTCGGCTGGATAGTTAATGCAGACAGCGCAAACGCTTCTGGGACGGAAGAACTAAAGGCGGCAGGGGGTGCGGGCGTTAGTCATTACATTGAATATATTAGTTTGACTTCTAAGGTGGCGATTACCGCAACCGTCAAAGCGAGTTCTGTCGAGATATTCGGGCCGGTCGAATTTACGACCAGCGGCGGACAGATAGACATTCGGTTTACTCGCCCTGTCAAAGTGGCGGCGAATGAGGGGATTGATTTACTGGCAGATTCGGGTCAGATTAGTTGCCTCATCTATGGGTACACAAAGTGAAGACAAAACTAAAGAGACTGTCGAGAAGTCCCCGTGACGGGATCGCTGTTGAGATAGAGGTTGATGGCGAGCCTGCGAAGGTCTTGACAAACGCTGAGCGCGACGCTATCGGCACAGACCCAGACCCTCGGAAAGCTGAGAGGGACGTACAGGACGAGTTGAGGAAGTCGTTCACGGATAACGTTGACGAGATATTCGTACACAAGAATCGAGACGGAACTTATGCCTATGCGGTCGGCCTAGAACCTTCCGAGTGGCC